GATCAACCGGGAGACCGGGACTCGCTACACGGTCACTTGGCAGATGCTGAACGCAGCTCACTACGGCGTGCCGCAGGCCCGTGAGAGGGTCTTTCTTGTGGGAAGCCGCGAGGGGAGGACGTTTCAATTCCCGGAGCCCACGCACGGCGATGCGGAGTCGCTTGAGCTGTTCGATCGGCGCGAGCCCTTTCGGACAGCCTGGGATGCCATTGGCGATCTTCCGGCCATGCCGAATGAGCCTTCGCTTACGGTCGGCGGGAAGTGGGGCGATCTGCTGCCAACGATCCCGGAAGGCCAAAACTATCTCTGGCACACGAACCGCGGCGGCGGGCAGAGGCTGTTCGGATGGCGGACGCGGTACTGGAGCTTCCTGCTCAAGCTCGCAAAGAACCAGCCCTCATGGACCATTCAGGCGCAGCCGGGATCAGCCATCGGTCCGTTTCACTGGAACAATCGTAAGCTGTCGAGTCGCGAGATGTGCCGGATACAGACATTTCCGGACGATCTCGTTTTCGATTGCGGACGAACGGACGTGCAGAAGATGCTGGGGAACGCGGTTCCCTCGCTTCTAGCCGAGGTCATTGCCCGCGAAATCCGAAGTCAGCTTCTGGAGGACGAGCATGATGCGGAACCTCTAACCCTCCTTCCTCCTGTTCGGTTGCCTGTTCCTGACCCTGAGCCGCTCGCACCGGTGCTCGATAAATACCTTCCGATGGTCGGAGATCACGCCGACCATCCGGGCGTAGGCCGGTTGCAGGCGAAGCGCCAAAAGGAGGCGAAAGACGCCTCGTTTCTCAGCGCGGCCGAGTAGCGGATCGCCGCTCGCCGAGGAAGGCCTTAAGCTTGATCTCCAGCGCGGGATGATCGGCGGTCTCGCATTCCCAGATCACGAGGATGTTCCAGCCAAGCGCCTCGAGCTGCGCGCGGGCGGCAGCGTCACGCTCGCGATTGCGGCGCATTTTCGGCTCCCAGTATTCGAGGCGGGATTTTGGCATGCGGGCAAGCACGCAGCCCGCATGCTGGTGCCAGAAGCAGCCGTGAACGAAAATGACCGAGGACAAGCGTGGAAAAACCAGGTCCGGCGTTCCCGGCAAATTGCGACGATGCAGTCTGAAGCGGTATCCAAGGCTGTGCACGATCCGGCGTACCAGGATCTCCGGCTTCGTGTCGATCTTGCGAATGCGCCGCATGAGGGCGCTGCGTTCGCTTTGAGTTAGCCGGTCGGTCACGGCATTCTCCTTTCGCGTCCTACCGCAGATCTGGCGCCGGCCGCGGATACGAGCATGGCGCGCGATCTGGTCCGCTGCACGGTGACGCCGGGCGTCCATGTCGTCGATCCCTTCGCGAGCTCCGGCTCGCTCGGCGAGGCCGCGGCCGGTCTCGGCCGTCGGGCGCTCGTGGTTGGGCGCGACCCTGACCTTGCCGCACCGATGGCGGCCCGCGTCGCCAATGACGACGCGGGCCGGCTCGTTGCTTAGGCGCCACCTTTACGCGCCGGCGGGCGTGACGGCTTAGCCTCCGGGCTCATGCCCGAAAGGTCCGCCATGCCTGCCGCACCGTCCGCCGAGGCGCTCTTTGAGTCCGCTCTGGCGGCCCTGGACCCGCGCCGCGCGGCGTTCGGGTGCGAATACCTCGTCGATCTGGTCGGCCAGAAAGCGGCGGCGCGGGCCGGCTACTCTGAGCGGTCGGCGCACGTCACGGCGTCGCGCCTGCTAAGCGATGCTAAGGTCGCTGAGGCTGTCAGGCTCGGCCGGGCCGCGCGGTCGATTCGCACCCGGATCACGGCCGATGCGGTGGTTCTCGAGCTGGCGCGGGTCGCCTTCGCCGATCTGCGCAAGCTCGCCAAGTGGGGTGCTGCAACCGTCGCCCTGGTCGATAGCGTCGAGCTGTCGGACGACGTGGCGGCCGCCGTCGTCGAAGTCTCGGCCGGCGAGCACGGGCCGCGGCTCAAGCTGGCGCCGAAGCTGCCGGCGCTCGAGCGCCTGGGGCGCCATCTCGGGCTGTGGTCGGACGGCGCGTACGACAAGGCGGCCGATGCGGCTGCGGTCGTGGCGATCCTTGAGGCGGCGCGCGAGCGGGTCGCCCGGGCTCGGCCGGCCAGCCCTGGATCCGGCGAGCCGGGGCCGGCCGATGGCTGAGCCGGCGGCCTCCGATCCGGTCGAGAAAATCGACACGGCCGCCGACCCGATGCTGCCGGCCGACCTCGCCCTGGCGCGCGAGGTCGCGGCCTTCTATGCCGATCCGCTCGGCTTCGTGATGTTCGCCTTTCCCTGGGGCTCGGGCGAGCTCGAGGAAATCGACGAGCCGGACGTGTGGCAGTGCCGGGGCTTCCGCGAGATTGGCGAGTCGGTCGCCGCCGGCCGGCCGGTCCGGGAAGCGATCGCCGCCGGCCACGGGATCGGCAAGGGCGCCTTCGCCGCAATGCTCATGCTCTGGCTCATGGCCACCCGGCCGCACCTTGCGGGCGTGGTGACGGCGAACACGAAAACACAGCTCACGGGTAAGACCTGGCGGGAGCTGCAGGTCTGGCACAACCGCCTGATCCCGCCGCTTCGGTCGTGGTTCCGTTGGACGGCGACCCGCTACGAGTGCCGCTTCGCGCCGAAAACCTGGGGCCTGGATGCGGTGCCGTGGTCCGAAACCCGTAGCGAGGCCTTCGCCGGGCTCCATGCGCGCGACGTCCTCGTGCTCTTTGACGAGGCGTCAGCGATCCCGCCGGTTATCTGGCAGGTCGCCAAAGGCGCCATGACGACGGCCGGGGCTATGTGGGTGGTCCTCGGCAATCCCACGCGGAACACTGGCCAGTTTCACGCCTGCATCCTCGGCCACGAGCGGCACCGCTGGCGCTCCAAGCAAATCGATGCGCGAAACTGCCGGTTCACCGACAAGGCGGAGCTGGACCGCTGGGTGCAAGACTACGGCGAGGACTCGGACTTCGTGCGGGTCCGGGTGCGGGGCCTCTTTCCGCGGGCCTCCTCGCGCCAGCTCATCGGCGGCGATGTGGTCCAGGCCGCCCGGTCGCGAGCGGTCGAGCCTGATCCCGGGGCGCCGCTGGTCCTCGGCGTCGACGTGGCCCGCTTCGGCGATGCAAAGACGGTGCTCGCCTTCCGGCGGGGCCGCGATGCCCGCTCGATCCCGTGGCAACGGCTCCGGGGTGCGGATGCCGTCACCGTCGCCGAACGGGTCGCCGATGCGATCGACACTCAAAAGCCGGACGCGACCTTCATTGACGGCGGCGGGGTCGGCGGGCCGGTCGTCGATATCCTCCGGGCCAAGGGCTACCGGGTGCGGGCCGTCGACTTCGGCGCGGCCGCCCTCGAGCCGGCCAAATATTACAACCGCCGGACCGAAATCTGGTGTGGTCTGGCCGATTGGCTGCCGGTGGGGGCCATCCCTGACGACGACGAAATCGCGGCGGACCTCACCGGGCCGGAATACGACCACCATCCGACGGACGGCCGGAAGATGCTCGAAAGCAAGCGCGACATGGAACGCCGCGGCATCGCCTCGCCGGACGACGGCGACGCTATCGCCCTCACCTTCGCCGAACGGGTGGCCCGTCGAGACGTGCGGCCCGATCGCCCGGCCGTTGCCCGAAGCCGTACAACCTCGAGCCCAAGAGGGCAATTCGCATGAGCTTCGGGAAGCCCAAGACGCCAAAGCCGCAAGCCGCACCGGCGCCGGTGGTCGAAACCATCAACGAAGAAGCGGTCGACGAAACCGAGCGCGCCCGCGAGGCCAAGCGCCAGGGCTACGCGGCCGCCCTCCTGACCGCGCCGCGCGGCCTGGCTGACCGGAAGGTTGGCACGGCAACGCGCGTGCTGCTCGGCGGCTGACATGGAAACCGACGTCAAGCGGCTCCTCGGCGAGCACGAGAGCCTGAAAGGCAAGCGCCAGGTCCTCGAAGGGCCATGGCGCGAGATTGCGCGGCTCGTGCTGCCGAGCCATGACGCTTTCGGGTCGACGCCGCGGCCGGATGCGCCCGACCCGTTCGTCTACGATGACAGCGGCGACGAAGCCAACCGGCTCCACGCCGCGGTCCTCAACTACTTGCTGACGCCGGACGGCCAGGAATGGCACGGGCTCGGCCCGGCGGACCCGGACCTCGAGGACGATCCCGAGATAGCCGAATGGTGCCAGGCGGCGACGCGCCAGCTCTTCAAGCTGCGCGAGCGCGCCGCCTTCGCCGCACAAGCGCACGAGGCCTATCTGTCGGTCGGCGCCTTCGGGCCTGGGTCCATCTATCTCGAGGACCGGCCGGGCAAGGGGCCGCGCTATGAGGCGGTGCCGCTGGCCGAGCTCTGGTTCTCGCCCGGACCGGACGGCGACAAAGAGACGGTGCACCGGGCCTATAAGCTGCCGGCCAGGGCGGCCGTGGCCACCTTCCCGGAGCTGCCGGAAAAGCTGCAGCGGGTGGCGGAGCGCGAGCCCTTCCGGGATCTGGCGTTCCTGCACGTCGTCGAGCCTAACGGCGAGCGCCGGGCCGGGCGGCTCGATGCCGCCGGGATGCCCTGGGCGTCCTTCCATGTGAGCCTCGAGGAGCCGGCGCTGCTGCGGCGCTCCGGCTTCCGCACCATGCCGTACGCGATCGGCCGCTATCTCGTGGCACCCGGCGAGGTCTATGGGCGCTCGCCCGGCTGGTCGTCGCTGCCGACTCTCTCGATGCTCAACACCATGGCCCGAAACCGGATCATTGAGGCGAACCGCCGGGCCTCGCCGCCGCTCCTGGCGGTCGACGACGACATGATGGACCCGCCGCTCCTGGCGCCGGATGCCGTCAACCATGGCTGGTTGACGCCGGACGGCAAGCCGCGGCTCTGGCCCATGGATTTCAGGAGCGATCCGCGGGCCTTCGCCGAAGTGATGGCGGAAGGCCGCGAGCGGATCGAGCGGGCCTTCCTCGTCTCGCTCTTCCTGATGCTGCAAGAGCGGCCGCAGATGACGGCAACCGAAGTGCTCGAGCGGGCCGGCGAGAAAGGGATTGTGCTCGCGCCGATCATGGGCCGGCTGCAAGGCGAGCTGCTTCGCCCGATCATCGACCGCGAGCTCGATATTGCCGCGCGGATGGGCCTGCTACCGCGGCCGCCGGCCGCCCTGGTCGAGGCGGGCGGGCTCAAGATTCAGTACACGTCGCCGCTTGCCCGGCTCGTCGCGGCCGATGAAAGCCGCGGCATCCTCCAAACGGCCGAAGCTGCCGCCATGCTGGCACAGCTCGACCCGACCGTGCCGGACCGCCTCGACCTCGACGAAGGCCTCCAAAAGATCGCCCGGGGTAACCGGGTGCCGGCCGCGGTGCTGCGCGACGACAAGGCGGTTGCGGCGATCGCCAGGCAACGCGCGGAAGCGGCGAACGCTCAACAGGCGCTGGCCGCGGCTCCGGTGGCTGCCGATACCCTCAAGAGCCTGCGCGACGCGGGGGCCGCGTGACGGATCGCCGGGTCACCCTCTCGCCCGATCCGATTCCGGGCTTCGGCGAGGGCCGGCCGCTGCCTGATCCGGGCCGGCCGGAAGGCGAGGCGCGGGCGGAGCTGCGGCGCGCCTGGGCCTCGT